CTGTCGAACAACTTAAACGCAAGCCGCACTTTATCGCCGCTGCTTTGCACGTTATCAAACGCATCAGCCAGCTTTAGCATTTGCTTATCAAGTGGTTGTTTAGCTAGTTCTTTGGCGTTCAAGCCAAGTTCTTTCAGCGCATCTTTAGCTTCGCCGGTATTATTGGCCGCTTCAGACAAACGCCGCGTAAACCGCTGCACCGCCATATCGACTGTGCGCGTTTCAACGCCAGCCAGATTGGACGCATATCGCAGCTTTTGTAATGCTTGACTGGTTACGCCCAGCTTTTGCGCTGTCTTGCCCAGCGTGTCTATGCTGTCAAGTGACGACTTGATTAACAGACCCAGCCCAGCCGCGCCAGCAACGCCAACAATCGCCGTTTTAAAATTAAACAAAGAACGTCTGACAAAATTAAGGCTTTTAGTAACGCTGCTAAACGCTTTTTTGGTTCTATCAACGGCAGTGATTGTAATTGGTAGATTATTTTTTGCTGCCATCTTCGATCACCTTAAAATATGCGAACCATTCGTTCAGTTCTGTCAGCGTCAATTCTTCAATTTCGGCTTGTGTCTTGTGAAGGCGATCCGCTAAGGCCAGCATATTCAGCCTTAACGGGTCGCCCTTTAGTTTTTTTCCGCATCCCCAACGCTTTCAACATCGCCAAACATCTGCCCAGCAATATCAGCAATCAAGGCCACGCTATCACCCATCAGAAACATCTTATCTTCAAGGGTGAATAACCGTTTGCCATTGGCATCTTCAGCTTTGGTAATAATCAGATCAACCATTCCGCTGATCGTCATATTGTTTAGAAAGTCTTTGTGCTTTCTTTGCAGCTTATCAATGTCGCCAGCGGTAATCGAGCCAGAATAAATAACCAAAGGTTGCCCATCTTCGCCCCACTCATCAACCCGAATGACCTTTCGGTCGCGGTTACGCCTTGCGGCGATCTGTTCTCCCAAGCCCATAATTTACCCCTTTATGATACGGTTGTTTCAGTCAAGCCGCCAGTGCCTTGAAAACTGTATGTGGCGGTATTAATACCATCAGATGTGACGCCAAGTGAAAAGCTAGTGACAATCGCTGAACCTGTCAGCTTGTGATCGCCAGATGTGTTGCCTTCCATTTGCAAGTTCAGGGTGATGCTATCACCAGCGCGGCAATTTGTTTGCGCTGTATCACTATCATCGAAATAGGTTTCGACAGTGCCGGTAAAATCCTTGAACGATGCTTGATATGTTTTGGCTGTGTCGCCCATCACTGTATCTTCAATTGTGTCAGCGGTTTCATCTAATGAAAAGCTAATCACTTCAGCCATTACGTCAGTGCCGATTAGGACTGACCCATCATTTCCTTTAAAAGTCGCCATAAGTAAATCTCCTAAACGGCAGTTTCAACGTCATTTTCTTTGGTGCGGTATTGCACCGAAAGAGTAAACCGACCAACGGCCACCGGCTGTTCGCCATCACCCGAATAGTCAGCTTCAAACCCGATAACCTGTGCATCTTTTGCCAAGCCACCAAGGGTTACATCAGCGGCAATGGCTTCTTCAACCTCAACCGCAATAGTGTCCAGCGCATTATCATAATTCGCTGTCCCAATTACATATGCCTCAACAGCAACGTCTAAAACTCTATTCACAGAACGCGCCAAAGTGATTGTATCAAATTCGGTGGCTTCGCTCTTGGTAAAAATACACAATGCCGGAAGCTTTGTCTGTTCCAGCGGAAATATACGGCTGGCAAATACATTCGTGCCGGTTGTGGTCAGTCCCGTCAAAGTCGTGACGATCTGGGTTCGGATTTGCTGGCGAACGTGTGCCATTATTGTTTCTCCAAAACCAGCGTGGTCATACCAGTGCCGTCATCCTGCACAATCCGCATTGTATAGGCCACCGCGTTGATCGTGATAGTGTCGCCTTCGGCGGCGGTTGATACGTCTGCGGTGCGGCAAACGAACCGTGGCTGCTGTAATGCAAAGCCAACGCCCCCACCAGCGTCAACTTCAACGAAATCATTGTCAAATATGCCATTGATGGTGCCGCCATTATAGGTCGCTGCAACCCCAAAATCATCAACGCCAATGAATATAGCGCGGTCATTTGCGGTTTCGACAGCCATTAGTCGGCATCCACTTCAGCGGCTTTAGCCTTTTTAGCTGACCATAGTTTTGCATAGCCGCGATCAATCAGCTTGTTCGCCTCATCTTCGCGAACATCGTGATCTTCACCGGCAAGCATAATCCCGACCGAACCAGCTTGGCAGTCTTTGATAGCTGTGATTTTAATCAATTTATTTGGCATTTTTCTTTGTGTTCCGCTTTACTAGGCTGGCAGCTGATTTCTTTGTTAGGCCGATAGCCCGATCAGTGATGCCTTGCTTTTCTTCATAAACTTCGACCTTGCCAGTGTTGACCAGATCAAGCCCCACATTATCAGTCACTTCGACAATATCGCCAACAACGTGCGCTTTACCGCCGATTAAAATATTGCGCTTGCATTTGATTTTCATATTAGACCCCTATGGGAAAAGCAGGGCGACCGGAGCCGCCCCGCTAGTTATTTAGGCATCAATGTCGAGACACGCAGCGAATGACTGTGCGTGACGTACTGCCAAGTCCATTTCCTGCATTACGCGGATGCGTACTGCACCGGTTGAACCGGCTGTATATGGATCAACCAATACATCAGCGACACTATGAAAACCAAACAAAAGTTGACTAAAATCGCCATATATCAATGCACTAGCGGTTGATAATGTGCCTTTTGTAAGGTCAGATGGCACGTTGTTGGTAACTGCAACATCATAACCGTAAACGCTGTTCCAAGGCGCATCCATCAACATTACGCTGTCAGTTGACGCAACCTTTGGAGTGCTAGCCATATGTGACTTCACTTTAGGGTTGGTCAAGTAGGCAAGTGAATTGCCATTAATTGCAGCATTGTCAATTTCAACTTCTTTGACTAGGTCGGTGATGGCATCCCAAGTCAGTGCGCCACCGTTTGTGCCGATTGCGACTGAACCGATACCGGCTGTTCCGATGATGCCTGTTGGCTCATTAGACCCGCCGCCCTCGATTGCAACGTCTTCAATTTTCTGGGCGATTGCATTCAAAAGGTCATCGCGGATGATTTGCTCAACAGATGGATCAGACTGAATCATCAGCAAGCGGCTGATGTCTGTGAATGCACCCAATGACTTCGGTGACATTGTGATCTGTGAGAAAGTTGCGTTCACCTCAGATGTTGCGCCATTTTCAGCAACGAAACCGGCTGAAACGCCAGTTGCCAGCTTTGGAATAGCAACGTCACCTTTAAGTCCAGTCATAAAGCGTGCGCCAAGTTCATTGAACACCAAGCGCGAACGCAATGCATCAACAAACTGATCACCCATATGATCTGTGCCGACCAAGTTGCCGCCAGCGGATGCTGTGCCAACAGTCAAGTCACGGCGACCGCCCCAGAATGAATCCGGTGCATAGAAACCGCGTGCTTCGCGACCTTGACGCTTTGCAATTTCTTCAGAAACTTCACGCTCAAGACCCTGCAAGCCAGAACCGTTTACCAGACCGCGAACAGCTTTTACAAACGAATATTGACGCTGCTCTTTAGCTGACATATCAACCGCACCGGCTGACTGCTCTAGTGGCTTGCCTTCGCCAATGGCGTCAAGCAATGTTGCGCGGAATTGTGCAACAGACTGACCAGCACCAATAGCTTGATCGGCTAGGTCACGGCGGTTGTGTTTAACAGCAAGATTAATAATCTCGCTGGCATTCTTTTGAAAATCGCGCTTGGCTGCTTCTGCGGCTGCTTCGCGGATCTCATCGGGATTTACTTCAGACATAACAACTTTTTCCTTTGTCTTGATAGTAGGTTCGATAAATTCAGCATTGCGATTAACGCCCACACCGGCATCGGCTGGCACGCTGACAATACTAGCTTCGTATGGCAACCAAGATGAAATGCCAACTGTCCCATCAGCCCTCTTGTCTTCCATTATGCGGATTTGGTAACCGATGCTGACGTTGCTTCGGATCCCATCCTTAACGTCTTGATACACCTCTTGAGCCAGTGCGCTTTTTCCAAACCGCACCACAGACCGCAACTTGCGATCTGATTGATCCAAATAGGTACGTTCAATAACGCCAATTTGTTTTGTCAGATCGTGATCCAGCAATAGTGGCGCGTGGCCGCTGTTCAATCGTGACAAATCTGCTGCGCCATCATCGTGACGCAAAACCTCTAAACCGAAAGAACGCTCAACGGGTTCTTCAGATGAAATCGACATTCTAACGCGCCTATCATCTTCTTCCACCATTTCAGCCGCACCAGCGCGGTGCATAAGTTCACCACGGTCAAAGCGTTCTTCAATATGTGTTTCTTCGTTTTCCATTGGTGCATTATCCACCAGTTCTGGCTCTTTTTCAATCTGTTCATTTTCAGACATTTTCAGCCCCTTCATCAACGGTTGCTGGCACTGGTGCTTTAGTGCCGAATGGTTGGAAAGCGGTGTCGATGCCATAACGATCAGCCAATTCGCTTTCGCGGTTAATTTGTTCGAAGATTTCTTCGGTATCGCGGCCATATTGACTATGCACATCCTGCAAGCTGACGATGCCGTTGTTCAGCGCGATCACGCTGGCGTTGATCTCTTTCTGCGGATCGACCCAAGCAAAGCCGCGTGGCCGATAGATCACTTGATCGGCAAACAGGTCATATTTGCCCATTGGCAAGCTGACGCGGCCAACAGTTATCGCCATTTCCAACCAAGCCCGATAGATCGGATCAATAAACTGGTCGATCATAAATTGCTGCACCATCTTGAAATGGTCGCGATCTTCGATAGTGCCTTGCCGGATTGATGAATAGCTGACGCCTTCAAGGTTATTTGCCAGCGATACATATGAAACGCCAAGACCGGACGCGATCCCGCGCAATATGCCTTTTTCAAATTCTGCAAAGCTATCTGTTGGGTTTTGCGGATCAAAGGCTTGGAAAGACATTCCGGCGGGAAGCTGACTAAAAGTTGCCGGTTCCGCGCTTAAAATCGGTGCTGCGCCATCATAATCATCGCCAACAAAGCCATCGCCTTCCGGTGATACAAAGAAACCCATCTTTGACGCAGCAACCCGCGCATTGACCAAAGTGGCTTCTTCGTAACCGTCTAGCATCTTCAAGCGGGTCAGCACGTTACTCATCCAAGGCACGCCACGGGTCTGCCCAGCGCGATCCTGCAAATAGCAATGGATGATTTCACTAGCTGGCACGATCTTATGATGCCGCTTTGTCTTGCTGCCATAACCTTGATCGTGATGTGGGTGATCTTCAAAAAGATAATAATTCAACGGCTTGCCGGTGCGCCGATCCAGTTCAACGCCCATCCGCACTTCGTTGCCATTGTTTAGGCGTGCGTCATATCCCTCATCAAGATAGTCGGCTTCCAGAAATTTCAGCGAAAAGCCAAACGGGTTTCCGGCTGGGTTTTTAATCTTTTGGATTAGCACTTCGCCATCGCGTGCCAGCGTTTCCATAAATAGACGCTGCGCTTGCACCCACGACACGCGGCCATCAACAGTGCAGAAACCAGCCCGACCCCAAGCTTGCCACGCTTGTTCGATGATCCGGTTGCCCACGCTGTCTAGTGAATTGTCGTCATTACGCTTGCGAACTTGTATCCGCACGCCATTCGCACCAACCACATTTGTTGACATTATCTGCAAATAGCGTTTGGCATATGGGTGGTTACGACTTATTTCGCGGCAACGATCTCGCAAAACGCGCAGTGATGGTTTGATTTCGCTATCTGCCGACCGGCTGCTTGATACGAAATCGCTGAATAACCGACCAGTGTCAGCCCCGTGAAACGCCCTTGCCATCTTTCGCGGCTGGGGCTTTGCTTTGAAAAAGTCAAAGATGCCCATTGTTAAAACCTCACCAAGATGGTTGCGCCAGTGTTCTCACCAGCATCAGCGCGTTCTTTTTGCCGTTCTTTGGCATATTCTTGCCGGTAAAAGTTCCGCGCGTCAATTAAGTCAGTAAATGACATTTTGGTCAATGACCGCCCGTTGATCGAATAACTGGCAACATCTGCGTCAGCTTTACCCTGCAAGACGCTTTCAATCTTGCTAATCATTATTTCGGCGTGCGTGCGCGGGTCTGCCCCGTTAATGTCCAAATCCTCGATGGCAGTAAATGTGCCACGCTCAATGACTACGCGGTTGCCAGATGCGGTTTCAGTGACTTCTAGCTGCCAGTGATAAAAGCCAGCAACATAGGTTGCGCTGGTCGCGCTGCTAACTTCAAACACATATGTGCCGTTGCTTTCGGTTGCAGCGACCTTGATTTCAGTTGAACCGCCGCCAGTGATCCGCGCAACATATTCCATTGAATGCGTTGCAAGTGGATAATCGCTGACAAGATCGGTGCGCTTCCAAAGCAGATAATCGCCAATGATGATTGTTTCGGGTGCTTGCCCGTCAGGGGCTTGGTCTATATCAAATCTGTTTGCCATTATTTACCGCCAAGAATTAACAAAGCCGCCCTGTCTTGGTCGGCGTGCCAGTGGGTTCGACTGTTGCGGCTGCGGTGGTGCTTCTGGTTCCGGTGCATTTACGACCCTATCGGCAACAGCATTGATGTTCAGTGACAAGATGCACAAGGCCGCATATGCGTACACCCTGCAATCAAGTGCTTCATTCCTTGTGCGCGTCTTGACAAAATCCCGCCTTGGAAAGCCTTTTTGGTATTTAGTGACAATTTTTTCACTGTTAGCAAGTTGCTGATAATACTCATCTGACCGTCCGGCTGGGAAGTGGCAAAACCCTGCACCCTCTGATTGTACCCGTAAACGCGAGAAAATCAATTCCTTGATTGGGAAAGTGCCAACGGCAAACAATTTAATCTTTCCGATGTTGTTTTTGGTCGGTCTGCTAACCAGTGGCCGCTGTTCGCCGCCCATACCCTTAATCGCAAATATGCGTCTGCCTTCCCTTGGCCGGACAAAGTTATAGACCGCTTGCGTATAGTGACCGCCACTGTCGATGCACGCAGCCCTAATGCCTAGCTGCCGCCCGCTTTCGGTCGTGTATGCTACTTTTAGGATATTATCGAGATCATTCCACAGATGCGGCGTGGATGGGTCGCCATACAAAGTTTTGTAATCCAGCGACCAACTTTCTTCATCACGCCCCCAACCAACGATTTCCAGTTCAAGCCGGTCATCTTGAACGTCAATGCCAGCGGTAACGACCACAATGTCATCTGGCACCGCATCGCCCCAATTGTCTTCGCGGCCTTGAAAGTCGATGTCGCCAACAGTCTCGCCTTGATCTTCCCACGTTTCTGCCAAAAACGTATTGACGAACACGCGCAAAGTGTCCGGTGCCTTTTTAGCGACCAAAAAGTCACGCACCGCATCAGCCAAGACCGTCCAAGGTGAATAAAGGCCATTGATGTGAAATCCGGCAATGCCGGTGAAATCAGCGGTTGCTACCCATTCACCCTTGCGAACCGACCGATTGCGCTTTGGGTCATCCCAAACCGACCCACAAGCCTCGCAATTATAAAAAGCGGTTTCTGGCTTGTCTTTTTCCCACTGCACGTTTGCCCATTTCAAAGTCTGCACTGTGCCGCAATCTTCGCAAGGCACAAAGAATTGCCGTTGATCGCTTTCTTGATACTGGCTTTCGATCATTGACGCGCCTTTGTTGGTCGGCGTGCTGACCATTACCATTTTGCGATTGTGAAACGTGGCAGACCGTTTACGCGCCAACAGGATCGGTGAACCCTCAGAACCGGCACTGGACGGATAACGATCAACCTCATCGCACAAAACCACGCGGATCGGCCTTGAAGCCAGTCCAGCGGCACTATTTGAGCCGACCAAGCTAATATGACCACCAGTGAAGACTTTGTGCGTTGTTGTGTTATTTGCATCGCGGCTTCGCGGGTCTTTGACTTTATACTTTAAAGCCGGTGTATCGCGCAGCATTGGTGCAAGACGGTCTTTAGAAAAGGCTTGCGCCATTTCCAGCGTTGGCTGCACAAGCAAGATTGGTGCCGCATCGTGGTGGATGTGAAAGCCGATGACGTTCAACAGCATTTCAGTCTTGCCAACCTGTGCGCCAGCGACGACAACAATGTCACGCAGCTTCGGATCGCTGATCGCATCCATAATGCCGCGCTGATATTCTGCCCGTGATGTGATCCAACGACCGGCGGCTGCACTAGCTTCCGATGACAGACGCCTTTCGCGGTCTGCCCACTCTGCCACGCTTAGACGGGGCGGCGGCTTCAGTGTTGTCATCACCTCCGCTATTACCGCCATCAGTGACGATTGTGCGTCCTGCGTGTTGGTGTGGTTGGTAAGATGATAATTCATCTAATGCTTCCCTTACTTGATTTTCCAAAATGCTTTGAATGGTGGGCAAATCTGTCTCAGTGGCACAGATAGGCGCACAGATTGACGGTAATGCCAACATCTTGGCCTTCATCGCTGCCAGCACTTCAACCCAAGCACCGGCAACATCTTCTGCGGCAACCAGCTTGCGCTTGGCTTGCAGCAATTCCAATTCAGCCATTTGCGCGTCAGCTTCCATCTTTCTGGCGCGTGCGGCGTTATAGTCTGCATCTTCGATCTTTGGCCGACCGACTGGTCTTTTTGCTGCTTGTGCTGTCAATTTATTGACGCCCCCTCAATTA